GCATTTAAAGAATAAGATGACTGAGGGTCAATCAGCATCTTGATTTCATCCTCATTGTCCAGCAACGTATTGGATATCCAATCAAAAAGAAAGACCTTCCTTCTCTTATGATCGGGATCTATAATAGGGGTATCCATATGCCGGGTAGTTCTTTTTACGGCAACGGTTTTACCCAACTGGTCAATATAAGCTTCCTCACCTACAACATCCGGCTTAACCAGAACAGAATTTCTTAACCTAGACCCCTTCTGTTGAGCAAGCATCATGATGTTGCTTCCAAATTGCTTTACAAAAGCAGTTGATACATCTCCCATAATAAACCCTCCTTACAAAAACATTAAAATATTAAGGGTTACCCCGTTCATGGGACCCGCATTCATAAAACAAATTGGGGTTTTCTTGTTGAAAATTATCCCCTCTCTACTATTACCTGAAATATAAATAGTTTCTTATTATGAATTCTCTATTTATTATTTTCAGGATACAGCATTTTAAACAATGATTGAACATAGTCCACTGAGGACTTATGCTCGGGATGTCCTTCAAGGTGATAAGGATGTTTAAGATCCCCTTGAATTTCATTAATTTCTTTTTGAGCTTCTGCGGGAGTAAGAGTAAATCCTGTTTTCTCCCCCAAAAGATTATCTTCACTTAATACCTTTCCAACTGAGGATAAAAGCTTAATAATCTTCGGATCATTTGCGAAATCTGAAGTAAGTAGATCTTGGGTAGCCTTCCCCCCAAACTTAGTAATTACGGAAGAAGCAAGCTTTACATTTTGATCGTAAGCCTTACCCCATTCTTGACGAAGTTCAGTCTTCGCACTTTCTGTAGTATCAGTATTTAATTTGGTCATTTCCTCTAAAACACCCTTCTCAGAATCTACCCACCAATTAAACAAACCCTGTACTTGATTGGGAAGAAGTCCGAGTTCAAATGATTTAGTTTTAAAGTTAGAAAGAAAATTATCCTCAACGGGTATTTCTTTTGGAACACCCTCTTGGGACACATCGTAATTTTCCGCAGTCTCCGGTCTACCCAACCGAGAAAAAACTGTCTCCCAAGCATCTTTATCCTCCGGTCCAGTAGGCATGGGTAATTTTTCTTTACCTATTAATTTTTGTGCATTCACCCAAGACTTAGCCAAACTTTCCACCCCATCCAGATTTTCCATAGAGGGATGGTTTTTGATATCGTCTGGGAATCCGTCTTTCCAGTTTTCATCAGCCATCTTATCTCTCCATTTTTTATTATTATTTTTTTATCCCCTTACGTCCCCCAGTTTGTTTGCCTATCCCCTTACCAGGAGCTCTACCCTCACCGTTACCTTTTCCATCTCTTGAACCACCCGACTTACTTGGAGGCCCTGTCTTATCTCTTTTTGGCATTATTTCCTTATCCTTTCTTGGCATTGTTCTTTTTGGCATTGTTTTTAATTTCCCGCCCTATAATAACATTAAACATTAGTTAACAAAGTATTTCCCGCTGCATCAAAGTAAACATACTTTCCAGCCGCCAATGCGTCATCCCTAAAAACCGGAAGTCCAAAAGCGGTTCCAACCAATACTCCATCAGCTTTATGTAAGGCTAAATCAGCGGAGTCCATAGTTACTTCTCCTCTAAGACGTCGAACTCTACTTGCAGCAGCAACACCGGGGCTTCCAAGAAGAGAAATAGCATCTTGTATAAAAATATTTAAATCCGACCTTAACATAATTTACCTCCTTTCTTTATTTTTCTTTCCCATCATGGTTTGGATATGCAAAAGAACAGCTCTCTTCCCCTCGTTAAAAACCATGGAGTTAACATCATAATCTTTATAAGTTGTATGATTTAAAAAACACCTTTTACTCAAATCCTCAAAAATTCTTATTCCTGAATCAGTAGCAAAAAAGGTTCTATAGTCACTTGACAACTGCTCTTTCTTTTCTATTAATTCTTTTTCATGCTGGGGTTGTAACCGTGGCATCTTGTGTCCTCCTTTCTTCTCTTACCTTTTCAATTTCATCATCACTTCTTAAAATAGAAGGAGGAATATCTTCCAGACCTGCAAGCTCTTTTCCCACCTTATCAAAATCAATTGTATCTAATATTTCTGGTTTAACTTGAGACATCTCTGTTACTAAACCTATGTATTCAACAATGGACCTAGTTTCAGCTGCTCTTTGTGCTCGAGCCAGAGGGGAGACATATCTGATATTATATTGTTGTCCCCATAACTCCTCAGGTACTTGTATTATACCTTGTCTAGACAAAATACTAAAGGTTCTAGAAATTACTGGTTGGAGAAATTCCTTCATCAACCTTCCTAACATGGGAGAAAGAATTAGCATCTTCTCATCGACTCTTTGGACTATTTCAGTAGCCGTCATCTTTGGTCTATTAACCATTAATAAAAAGAGATCTACAAAGAAAGCCTTTTGTATTGCTTCTCGTCTAGTACTTTCCTCACCTATGGCAGCATCAAGATTATGAATCCTTGTATCGTACAATGGCATAAACCTATCATTCTCCCCCAGATCGGAACGATGATAGTTTAAGGCTCCGGCAGAAGTATCAAGTGGAAGTATGTATCCATCATCTGGACCTTGTAAAGGCGGATCTATCATTTTCTCTTCAGCCTTTAAAATAGTGTAGGCCATGCTGTTTACCATTTTTATATCTGGAAGAGCAATCATAGAATTAGAATATCCATAGGGGGAATCAGACCTCTTCATAAAACGTGGTACAAAAAAGGGAAATTCCTTATAACCCCCATTAGATAATATCTTCTTAGCCTTCACATCAATGTAAACTGATTCCCATGGAAGGTTTACGGAATCTGATTTACTTGCATCTCTTACATACCTGGGGGAAACGACATGGATAAAGTCAGATAATTCATCTTCTTTTTGTTCCAATACCTTTTTCTTTATTTCTTCACTTACTTTCCCTATCCCCCATTTTTCCACGGCTTGTCTGGCTGTAAGTTTAAAGGAACGAATGTTAGTATCAACAACTCCCCTCGAATTTTCAGCAATACATGATTCACCAAGATCTCGACAATAGAATCTAACATAATCATCAGGATCTTCTTCAGCATACATATTAGCAACCCCAAATACTATGAGATCAACATATAGTTCATGAACAGGTTGATAGAAGTTTGAGGAGGCGAGTACTTGATAAATTATATCCTCTTGTTCTCTAAGCCACTTTTGTTTAGATTTATTTAATCTGGGATCAGCAAAACCTAGAGAAAACCATCTTGATGCAGGATTAGTTAAATAAGCGTATAACCCAGAAGCAAAAATTTGTGCCGAATATATTGCTGTTGAATCATATACATCGGGGGGGAGAAGCTCTCCTGGAATTTGTTCATTATTGATATTATTTTTTAAGGGAAGACAATAATAAGCAAGAGTTCTCCAATGGGATTCCCAAACAGTTCTCTTACTCCTTAAGTTCTTTTCCCTTGTGATATACTTTATAGCTTTATCATCTATCATTTTGTTATTCCCCTAATAGAGTTCTCTTTGTTGTGGCTGGAGTTCCTGTTAATCCCAAAGGAGTGGTTAAAACGGTTGCCCCACTTCTTGCCTTCTTTTCCTTTATCTTTTTAAGCTCCTCCCCCTTAACTACAGGACTAGGTGGAGCTGATTCAATAACTCGTGGAACCTCAGGTCCCTTTAAAAGCATACCGGGTAATCCAAAAACTCCTTTAACCATATCTGTTACTCCTGACATTATAATCCCCTCCTTCTTAATCTTTTATTCTCGTTAAAAAAAAGATCCGTATGCCCCTTAGATGTTCGGGGCAAGCTACGATTACTTCTTCTTATACCTGAAATTATTCTTCTCCTATAAGCAACCCCCATCATGAGGGAATCTGCATAGTTAGGAGATTTTAATTTTCTCTTCTTCATATCCTCCTTTGACTCAACCTTCTTTCTTCCTTTAGAATCAAAAGAATATTTAATTGAGAGTAATTCATTTTTCAATTCCTCTTTATTTAGAATTTTCAACCAACTTCTTTTTATCAAATCAGCAGTATCTAAAAATCCTTCGGAACGCAAATTGAAAAATTTATCTTTTGCCCTAGCTATCTTTCCTCCCCTAAATTCGATAACGGGAATTTTTAACTCCCTCATTCTATCAACTACTCCAGCCCCCAACCCGTCTCCATCAACTACTATTGCTTCCGGCTTTACTTGGTGAACCATATCTATTGCTTTCCCGGTTGTTTGCATGGTATCTAAACCACCCCAAGCTTCAGCCAAAGTTTGCTCCAGCCGATATGCTCCTCGGCTTTCAAGTGAACTTAGTACATTTAGATCACTACCAAAACGAGCAACATCTAGTGAAAGAAGACATGAACCTCCTATACTTCCCATAGAATCTATCCCAAGAGAAATCTTTAAATCATCGGAGCTAAGAATTAAATCATCGCTTTCAACAACCTCATGATCATTCATAACATATTGTTTAAAATGATTGGGAGCTTCATATTCCATTTCCCGTAAATCATCAATAAAATCCCGTGGGAGATTATGTTTATTATCAAAGGTATTAGCTTGAATCCCCTCAAAATTCTTCCTCGGATTGTTTATCCATAATCTCCATATCCAATTATGGCCGTTGGCATTTGCAATGACCATTCCTTGTCGGTAAGGGGAATTCTTTCTTCTAAGCCTATCTCTAAGAAAGGTAAACTGTTCATCCGTCTCAAACTCTTCCGCTTGTTCAATCCCAAATAAACTTAAATTAACATTCTTCAAAACGAATAATTCCGCTGCATGCCTAAACATAATTGTTGATCCGTTACTGAACTTATATTCTTTATCTGAATCTACCTTCACATTAAAGTAAATTGCAAAATCCTTCATCGTAGAGTCACGTAAGTCTGTAAATTCTTTTCTAACTATTAGAGCTAAAGAATTGGGATACTTTTCACAGAATCTCCAAACCTTAGATAACAGCATAAAAGTTTTTCCTGTTCCGATCCCGGCTATCATCGCGGGATATCTTATCTTATTCAATAAAAATTTCTCTTGATAGGGATTTAACTTAATACGTGTTTCACTCATCGTGCTTTACCCCATCGGAGAATTCAAATACTAAACTATTTCCCTCTGGCCCAGAAAGTTCTGTTCTCTTTGTATAACCCCGTCCCTTACCTTGAGACTCGAGGAGGAATTGAACAGCTGGCCATTTCCCTTCTAGGACCTTATCATTTAATTTACTCTCCGCAAGATCTAGACGAAATTCCTTTATCTCACCACGGAGATTAGTAAGGTCTTCATTTTCCCTTATTCTCTTACGCAAGTATATTGGACTTAAATTTAATATAATTGCTGCTTGACTTATTTGTCCCAGCGAAGACATTAAAGCTTTGGCAATTGCTTCATCCTTCACCCCAGGAATTCGTCTCTTGTTAGCTATTGGGAAACCCTTATGGAATTTCTTTCTCTCCTTATCTAATTCTAACTTGTGAGCTAGTATTTCATCCCAATCACCTTTACTTCTTATATTATTTGTCTTCTTAGTTTTCATCATGCTTATAGTATATCATATTTTTATATAAATGTCCAGTACTTTCTTGTAACTATCTAATATAACTCTAATATATCTATTTATACACCTAATAACCTTAGCATAAAAGGTTGCCTTATGCCTAGTAGTAGGCAAATTGTTAGCATGCAAGTAGTTAGACTTAACATTGTAACACAAGTACCTAGACTCAAAAGTTTACTAGAGGTATATATAAACCCCCTGGTACCTCTTTTGGACAGCATACCCCTCTTTCTTATAACCATAGAATAGTATATTATTTTAAGGTCTAACCTTATTACTTATTGAGGATAGGTCTTACTACTTTATATACTATTTATGTGTACTATTGTTTGTTACTTATTAAGTCATTGTCTGTACTATTGAGGTAGTAGCTTACCCTTCTACTCCCTTACTTTACTATCAACCCAGCCTTCTCCTCGATACTATGTAATTGGTTATTGCTTCTCCATACCCGTTTTCCTCTCCCCAAGTAACTATCTGATTTTGTTGGCAATTGTGGATTTTTGTGGATTTATCTGGACAAACCACAAATAGTATCTTATATTAAACGCAGAATAACAATTTAATTGGAGGTGAGGAAATGGAAAAGTTAATAACATATCTTAAAGATAACAGTGAACGTATCGACTTA